CCAAACCTCACACGAATAGAGGCTTTATACCCTGCGGTGTCCTCATGGCGGAAGAACCGGATTTCCGGGGCTTTACGTTCATGGAACTGCAACGCCTCATGCTGGGCCTTCCCGACATAGAAAGCTGCCTCATCGAGATAATCCCAGTCATAGATGTTCTTGATAAGCCCAATGTACGGGTTCTTATCATTCAACTGCCCGCCAGCAAGATTCTCTGACATCAGAATCCTCTGGAGGCAGAAATGATCCGCACCGGGCTTCGACAACACCGTGTCAGGCTTATTACTAACAACACGACCCTGCTCATCCCTATTGTTTGTTGAGGTCATCAGGTTGTACAGGGTTTCAAAGTGCGAAGCAAGAATCGCACCAGCCGCATACGCCGCAGCGACGGAGTTGTAATACGTCTGGCCGCCCTTAGTGGTACGAGCATTGCCAGTCAGGTTGAAGAACGGCTTACTGTCATACGGCAGATCACCGCTTGACTGAGTTTCTCCAGTGTACGAACCATTGAAAACCCAATCGCCTGAAAGATTCCCGCCCTCATTGAACACGCGAGAAGCAATCGTTTCCTTGGCAACGCGGACTTCAACGCCCCACGTCTTGGCAAGATCGTTCAGCATATTCCCCAGCTTGATTGTGTCCTCAATCGCTTCAGGTGAGAACGTCAACCCGTCGGAATACGTATGATACTTAACGTAAGTCGTCCAGCCCTGAACAGGCGATTTGAACGTAATGCTCTGACCTTCAGTTTCATGCCTAGAAAGAGGCCCGGCAGAAAGCTGCTGAGTTTCTTTATTACCTGCGCCCTTAACCATGTCGCCCGAAACAACCTTATAAATCTTCGGGTACATAACAGGAACTTCTTTATTGCCTTCACGCTCGAACTTGTACATGTCTTTTCTATAGGCGTCAATTTGATCGCCCCTAAGGCCAGCCATAAACCCTTTCCTTTCAATGACTTATGTCATTTTCCGAAGTTAATCTTAACATCATTTTATCTTGGTAATACTGAATCCAGTGCTCGCTTTTATGAACAGTCTTACCATGACAAGAAGTACACAAAGTTATCAAGTTCATGAAGTCGTTATTGCTTTTTATATAATCGATGTGATGGCAAGCTATGCCAATACCAGTATTGCATTTATTCAAACATTCTTGGCATGTCCATCTATCTCTTTTATAAATAGCTTTTCTAACTTCAAGCCAATCATATGTGTACTCGTCAGAACAGTTCTTCTCTTTTAATACTTTCTTAAAAGCACAGACCAATGTCCGCTCAATTGCGGAGATTCGCCTTTTATAACTCCAAGGCTTTCCTTTACATGAAGGAAGGTTCCTTTGATTAGCCCTTGCCAATCGAATTTTTTCTATTGTTTCGGGAGTATGCTTTTTTCCTTTCATAGGGTGATTGATTGCCATTCTAGCTTTTGATTCTTCGCTAATCTGCCTCAATCTTTCCCCTGAATAAACGCCTTTCTTTCCTTTGTTCCAAGGAACGTAACCTTTTGGGAAATGCGTTCTACCAGTATTATTACAGAAGCCTTTTCTGTCATCTGACATTTTAGCTTTAGCTTCCTCGGAATGTTTACGTCCAAGATGTGCCGAAGGCTCACCTTTCTTAAAATGAGTCCTTCCTGTATTTCTTACTGTTGATATGTCAAAACGCATCTTTAACCCTTATTAAGCAACGCCCGTCTTACCTGTGATCTTCTCAAGGCAAGGAATAACATCAAACCAAGCAAAGCCAGTCTCATCTCCACCAACGATCAGAACGGTATCTTCCGTAGAAGTACCAGCCTGAAGACCCTGCACGTTGCTAGAAACAGACAGGTCGCAAGTGCGGTTATACTTCGCTCTGCACGTTGCAACAGTCGTCGCTGCGCCAGTATTAACAGGCAGCCTCACAACAACGCCAGCCATAGCCTCGATCGGAATGAACGGAAGCAAAGTGCCGCCTTCCGTCGAGCTGCACGTCTGATACTTATAACCAGCATCAAGCGCGGTCGGGAACACATACCCAGCCAGTAACGTAGAACCATCACCAGCAACTTCCATCCTGCTTGAACCATCATCTACCACGAAACACCCGCCAGCAGGAACAACTTCACTCGCTCCCATCGGGATGTAAAGAACCGGAGCAATTTGCTCGTTCTTCACAATCCCGTATTTGATTTCTGCCGCCATTTAAGACTCCTTTGATTTAATCCGCGTACGGATCAAAATTAGCATTTTTCTTTAACTCATCAGCGTATGTCTCCTGAAACATCTGATACGCCTTTTCTTCACTGTAATCAGTGCCGAACATTTCCAACGCTCTTGTCTTCTGCGTCTTGCTCAGGCTAACTGACTTATCTGTCTTCGCAGGCTTTGAGCCGCCAGTGCCGCCTGTCTTCACGCCAACGATCGTTGCCTGCTCTTTACCACGCTTAAATCCGCGCTCCTCTGCTGCTTTAATGTCAGCATCGTACCGCGAACCTTTCGCCCACTTCAAAGCATCCTGAATGTCCATGCCGTCACTAAGGATTGACTCATCGTCTGTCTCTAACAACAGAGCCTTGACCTCTGGAATGAACCGCCTGTCAGCCTCAACAATCGTATCAATCAGTTCAGTGCGCTTCTTTGAAGCCGCCGTTCTGATCTCATGCTCTTTCTCAGCTGCTTTCTCATGGTAGACCGCGAGACCTTGCTCAACGACCTCTTCAACGATTGCCTCATCTGACATGTTCTCGGACTTTGCCGGGAACTTTTGACGGAAGTTCTCAATGGCAGCAGGCGTGGCCTTAACTTTCTCCCTCGCCCATGCTCTGAACTCATCATCTGACTTACGCTTGAAAACAGGCTCCTTCTTGGCAGCCAGCTTCTCAGCATCAAGTCGCAGCTTGTTGAACTCCCTGTCCTTCGCTCGCATGGCTCTTGCCATCTCAGCAGGGTCATTCTTATACTGCTTGATGATTTCCTCGGTCTTTTCGATGTCATCCTTCGCCTCGGCATAGGTCATCTTATGCTTTTCAGCGTGCTCGGTGATTTTCTTGTCGAGGTCATTATCCTCGACTTTCTCATCCTCCGACTTATCATCTTTGGACTTCTCACCCTGTTTATCGGCCTCACCTGATTCTTCATCAGTAGGCTTTTCATCGGCATCTTCTTTCTTGTCGTCAACGGGCTTGCCGTCCTCACCGTCTTTGACCTGTTCATCAGACTTGTCAGCAGGTTCCCCGCCCTTATCGTCATCCTTCTTCGGGGTAGACGATTCCTTCGGAGTCTGTGACTCGCCCTTCTCAGCAGCATCTAGCTCTGCATATGCCTCTGCCGCGACTTCATCAGCGTCACGCTCAACATACGGAGCATCCTTAACGCCAACTTCACCGCGATTGTTGCCTAACATCTTGAACAAATTAATAAAGTATTCCATCTGACCTTCTCCTTTGGCATCACGCTGTCAGCGCGAGGTTAGCCGTTACCTTGTTTGTCTATCTCTGACCTGATAGCTGCGTCCGCTCTGCGGTCGCGGTTGAACTTCTCAACGAAATCTGGAACCGATGTCTTCTGCAGAATATCATTAACAATAGCAAGCCCTGCCTTCTCAGCTTGCTCAACATCAACGATCGATGCGCCTAACTCCAAAGCAATCGAAATGTGCGTCCGCTCATTACCCGTAATCAATGGCCCAATAATACGCAATGTCATGACCTTCTTAATGAACGGGTCTATATTAAGCGAATTAACGACCTTAATAAGCTGAGAGGCAACCTCGGCATGCTGAACTGACTGCATAGCCTCTTCATTCATATGCTTGGCAGCAGCAGCCTCCATGCGCTTCTTCATAAGGTTGTCGAACTGACGCTCTGACTTGATTATTTCGTCACTCATCTTCTTCCTCAGCTATACGCTTCAACGTCTGAAGCTCGCCATTCCAGTTATTGATAATGTCATTATGAAGAATTGAAGATAACCCCGCTGCCCTGCTCCATTCACCGCTACCGTACCGAAACTTCATCTCTTTGCCCTTCTCATCCCCTCCGATAAGCCTGAACGCTGCAACAAAACATGAACAACGGCTCTCGGCCTCTTTAATCAACTCTTCCATTGGAACAAGGCTCAAATCCATATACCCTCAATGTGCGCGGGCAGGCCGACGATTTGCGTCTGGACACCTGCCACAACGCATCAGTATTTCCTCATGCTCTTGATTTTCTTCATCATCCCGGCTGCTTTACCGACCTTTTCCTTGTCGTATTCGTTCTTCTCACTCTTCTCATGCTTGCCATACTCAGCGTTGTGAACCTCAAACTCAATCCGCGTGTCGCCACCTTCCTGAGCGTTAATGCCTTTAACCTTGCCTTTAATGATGACCTCGCACATATCGCCGATCTTCTTATCCATCAGCTCAGGGACAGCCTTATCAGTCAACGTCAGCGAAGGAAAATAACCAGACGGGCTACTGGGCGCATTAACGGCCTCAGTCTTGCCATACGAAATGAACATGTTCCCACTAGGCTTTTTCTTCTCGTCCTTCATCGTCTGTTCCTTTCTTAGAATCTGATAACACCTTTGTCAACAATGACCGCATATCCCTCAGCCTCGTTAGCTTCACAAGGCACTTACCACCAAACTTATTTACATCTGCGCCAGTATCGCAGAACTGCGTCGCCTCAAGTATCAACTCGTCAATCGTTGCTGCCTCTGCCTTAGCGTAATATTCCCGGTACGTCTGGAACTCCGACATGCTAAGAATCTTACGGGCAATGTCACCAGTCAGCTTGATTTCTGTTGAGGATGCCTCTTCCTTCTTCTCTTTCTTTCCGAAGTTGAATAAACTCACTTCTGCTCTCCTTCAGCTAACCTTGGATTAAATGCCAATGCCTGCGCCTTAGTCACTGCATCCGGTGCTTGGCTCATTACCTCACGACCATCAGGCGGAACTCCGGTAACCTCTGACTGTGCCTGCGCCTGCTGAAACAATGCCGCAATTGCTTGCATTGCTACACCCATTTGCTGCTTCTTGAACTGATCGGGGCTTGGTAAGTCTGAATCAGCAAACGTCTTCCATCTGCCGCCAAACGTAGACATGAATATCCTGAAAGCCTTCCACTGAACCTCAGGCATGGTCTGCAAATACGGGCTGTTCTGAACTGATTGCAACGCAACCAACGCCTCGCGCTTCTCGTTCACCTTATCAAAGACAAACGTAGCTGCGCGGCTCTGGATGTTCGTCTTGACCACCATCTCCTCACGCTTGATGTTCTCAAAGATATCTTTACCAGTAACCTGCTTGCTCTTCTGGCGAATACGGTACTTCCTGTCCTCAGTTGACATCTGGTAATACAGCTGCAACAGATTAGACGCTGTGATATTGAATGAAGGCAGGATGTTCTTGATGTATTCTTTGATGCCCATGCCGGACTGCTGAAGCAAGGCAATGGTCTTTGACGCTGGAGCTGACGGATCAAGCTCGCTTGCGTTACCAGTCACCAAATCAGTCACCCTGCTAACGTCAGAGCCGATGCGCTTCAGCTTCTCGAGCATTGCCAAGCCGCCGTTCGTATCAGTAACTGGCCACTGAACGAACCCAAATGCCTTGCCAACATCGTCTGTCAGGTCATCTACTGGAATCGGCTTGCCATTCTTAAAGTCATGGTCAAGAAACATCGTTTCAGCATCAGAACCACTGCGGACAATCGGTGTAATGATGTTTCGAATGTAAATGCTGTGAAGAACAAGGCTGATTAGGGCGTCTTGGGCGATATGCGTGTCCCGAAGGTCGTACATTATCGATTCAGCGTTACCGTAGAAGCCTTTATCGTTCTCCTTGGGCCAGAATCCGGTGTAATCGCAATCAATCGAGTAATACGGATACTGTTCTGCACCTAAATAGTCCTCAACATCTTCATCAGTCCATAACTTTATCTTTGTTTCATCCTCATCGTTCTCGTTTATCCTGAAATACGTCGTATGCTCCATTACGTCGTATGTCTTGGTCATGAAATCAGAACCGCCAGCATCATCCGTATTTCCCTCAACGGCATCAAACAATCTTCCAACATCCTTGAACTCTTCATTTGCCTCTTTCTTCTTCAACTCCCAATACGAATAGTCCTGCCTTTCAGTGATTAAATGCTCATACCGCAAGCCCTTGTTGTAATCACAACAGTTGCGGACATAAAAATCTTCAATCTTGATATACTTATACTCAGGGTTGTTATCAATCTGCTCCTTGTACGCAACTACGATGTCAATGCTCTCACCAGCAAGCAGCTTCTTCACCTGAGCCGGATACCTTTTCGGTGCATCAGGGTACATGTTCAAGAAATTACGCAACCCCTCGTTGAACATGATAGGCGTCCCATCAGGCTTGGTATCAACCTGAACCAACTTGCCCTCCCAATGCTCCTCACGCCTACGGATTTCCTGCTTATACGCCCAGACCTGCTTCATTATGCCAACAAACTTCTTGACGCCAGAGGTAAACACCTTGCTGAACGCCATCTCAGGCTTGACTTCTTCGTCCATTGCGAAGTCAATGAACTGCTGCTGCTTCTCAGCTATCTGCCAGCCGTCTTTTCTTGCGGTATCAGGGCGCGGTGATACGTCAACGATGTCGCCATCCTCAGGCAAGAACGCCTCCTTCAATGCCCGGACAATCGTATCAACCTTTATCTTCGACTCTCTGACGTCAATAGCGAACTCAATAAACTTGATAGGCGCAAGCTGACCATCATACTGAGCGTCACGCTCCTCCCACTTCTTCGTAAGCCCTAATTCCTCACGCTCTTTCTTCAACGCATCGAACTCAGCCTTGACCTGCTTCATCAAACGAGACTTCTGCTCTTCATTAAGGTCAAGCTGGATACGATACTCAGGCACATCCGCGCCTTCCCACTTTTCCTTCTCCTCAGAAGTCTGGTTGCGGATTGCGTACTCTTCGTCAACCTTGATATCTGGAATGTCCGTAGGCTTACCCATTACCTTCCTCCTGAGAACGCAAATCCTGCATTGACTGGCCGGTCATACGAAGAACGGCGATACTTACTTGCTCTAGCATTTTCCTCTGCTCGGCTTCTTTCAACTGGCCTGAACGTATTGACAGCATAATACTCGATGGTGTTCATAGGGTGCTCAAAAAACCCATCTTCAACGGGCTTCTCTGCAACTCCGCCATACTTGTTGGCATCAGGGAATCGATATCCACCCTCAAAACCCTCAACGATTATCATGTTCCCCGGCACGTCATTGACAACCAACGAAGGAATGCCTCCTATCAAAGTCCTGAGCTTCTTCTCAATGATCGTCTTTCTCGCTGCGTAGTTTGTATAAGGCAAGTTAGAAGGAATTGAAGTGACAGTGAATCCTAACTCATTCAAGATCTGCTCACTCGACTTACGAGACTTATCCGAAGACTGCTTACCAGCTGGGTCGCCATATCCCCTGCCCTTGAATACATATCCCGGCCATACGGAATTCAAATAGCTCTTAACATACTCGCCGAACTCATCAATGGTCTGGTTCTCACCGAAAATGTTATCAACGATTATCCAGATACCTTCTGCGCTCATCTGGTGCAACGAGCAGTTAGGATGATTGAACCCGTAGTCCCATGAAGGGACTAGCGGACGCTCTCGGCTTATATTCATCTTACGAAGGTGCAATGCCCTGCTGAATCCCCGGTAGAATGGATCGCCTGCCGAAATAGTATAATTAATGTCAATCTCTTGGGCTATGTCTTTATCCGACCTGTCAGAGACTTGCCGAGAATACCATTCATCATCCTTGAAAGGATGTAACTTCCAATGAATCGTGATAACCTTGATTTTCCCAGACTTGCGTAACACAGCGAACTGATTGTTGCTGCCATTAGGCGTAGATATAACGACCTTACAAGGTGCCGAATCACCGCATGCCCTCCAGACGTTTACTGCTCTCTCAACGAAAGCGAACTCATCCAACAGAATTGCCTTATACCTTCCCTGCCTCGAGAAGTCTTGGTTCATCGACTCGCCAATGATCGACGCGCCGTTGGCTTTATATAACTTCATGTAGTTATCGTTCTTACGATCAAACTCACATGCTTCAAGCATCCAGTTCGGCAGCTTATCAAGCATATACCGAATGCGCTCAAAGTGTGCGTCCATGTCACCGATCTTGTCTACCAGCTCCTCCTTACGAGAACCAACAAGAAAACTTTCATTGAAGAATAAGAACCTGTATAAGAAAACAGCCAGCACCATCCAAGTCACTCCCATATCTCTAGACTTCTCGGTGAGCTGTGAAATACCTTTCTCGATGTCTGAATTTAACTCTGTAATGAACTTCTCTTGGTAAGGCCACGGAACGAATTGAATATCTTTCTCTGCCTGTCTAGGGTCAAACGTCCAGAGCCAATACTGAAAGAATGATAAGATGTCCTTCTTGCAAAGCGCAATTGCTGCTGCGCGCTTCTCAGCACTAGCATCACAACCAACCTTGATGTTGGCTCTATCAATTAGATTTTGCCGTAAGTCCATTCCGCCTGCCTAATAGGATGTCTTTAATCTCACTCTCTGGCATCTCTTCGAATTTATGAGTAACAATTGTTTCATTGGTGCTCTTAGACTCAATCTCTAGCTTATCGCCATACTTCTTGGGGAGAACCTTTGAAAGATACCATTTCAAAGTGTCAACTCTCAAACGAGAACGATTAATATGCTCGTGATTAGGGACTTCAATGATACGCCCAGACTTTGTTTCAATCTCCATCCAATCGTTAGAGCCGTCGTGGGCAATATCAAGAATCTGCTCAAAGAAATGATCTGCCTGATGATTCCTTGCTCTAGCGTAATTGATAAAAAAGTCACGATGCTTACCGCTTATAACCCAATTGTTTACAGTCACTCTCGTCGGGAGATGCTCATCTCTGCAAATTTGCAAAAGGCTCTCGCCATTAGAGATACGCCTACATACCTCTTCGGCAATGGCATTAGTAAACTTGGTTGGCCTCCCCATGACTTTTTTAGGCTTAACTGATTTCGAACTGGCGGGAACTGCTATATCTGAATCTGAAGGCTTAGATACTTCTTGAGTTTTGTTATCCATACAACCTTCAGTTTGTTTCAGGAGGGCTGTTCGCCCTCGTTAGGACTCCATAGGGACGGGAGCCTCAAAATCTATATAAATACATGAAGGGCACGCACTTTTCCCCTTCACCTTCAATTATACCCCTCATTATCTGTTTTGACAAGACGACCCGACGCTGTCAACCTCTAAATAGTCTCTTGTCGACTTTAAAATGGCTCGTATCTTACGCAATGCGTTGTCCTGCAACTGCCGGATACGCTCACGCGATAAATCCAACTCGTCAGCTATAACCTCAAACGTGTCGCCATCCATGCGCCGTTCAAGAATATACCTGTCTCTCTCGTTCAAGTAAGAAAGCAACTTCTTACAGTCAATCCGCTCTAATCCTTCGCAACTG